GGGCACAAATTGCATATGCCTGCCTAGTCCTATAATCTTTTTATACGTAGCAGGTTTAAAAAATCAGCTCAGGCTGACCTAAAAAAAATCTTTGATGCTGTACAAGGCTAAAACTGGCTTTATCCCAGGTAATACGTTGATTTTTCTACATAAAATTTGTGTGACATATTGCGACACGCATGACCCAGGGGGGGTCTGCACGTACACGTGTACAGCAATTACCCGAGATTGGGTAAATAGTTTCATATACCAGAGGGCGGCTACTTACTTTAGATACAAAAAAAGCCCCTTATCGGGGCTAATGTAGTAAAATCAAGGGTTTAGTCCCTTATACCAGGGCTATCTACGTGTTCTTTTCTTTTTTGTTTTCGTGGAATTACTCTTTTCTTGTTCATTTTCACGTAACTTTTGCATGAGAGCAAGTGCATCACTATCGGGTTTCGTCTTTTTGGGGAGTTTTTTGACAATATATTCTCCTTTTTGGTATTTTAAAGGAGATTTGTACTCTTTTGTAAAGTACCATCGGGGTGTATTAGTAGTTTTTCTAAATATCTCGACCATAATCTCTAAGGGGGCACTCAGGACATAAAAAAAGCTTCCGAAGAAGCTTATAATGTTAACCTGAAAAAGAAAAAAAAGGGAAAAAAAGAAAAACATGGATTTTATACCAATTTTTTGGGACCTTGTCAACCCCCTAAATAAAAATAAATTTATATTGACAGGAATTTATGTACAATTTTCCAATTATGTGGTATAATATGTGTATTATGACTGTACAACCACAATTTGGTTCCTTATTAGAGCAAATTTGCTACGAATATGAGAAATACGGAAGATTCAAGACGCATATACCAAGCCATCACGTAATTTATATACGTGCGGCTTTAAAAGGACGTACTGGGAGAGACTTCAGCGTTGAGGAAATAGAAAAGGCATTGGTAGCGGAGGGTATGTCACAGTATGTGTAGAGAGTAATCTCTATCAGCAAAGAAAGGCTTGATACTGTACTTATTCCTGAGGGGTTCGATGCAGTTACTCAAGTTTAGGGCGAGATTACACCAATGTCGGTCTCGCCCATTACTTTTAAGGATTATTATGTTTGAGACACTCGTCTTAGTATGTTTATCAACAAATCCCAATATATGCCAGGCACTACAAGATTTATATGGACCATACAAGACTGAAAAAGAATGCATAGCTAGAGCATATGAGATAGCTAGAGATTTACCAACACATATGCCTGATTACGTAGCAATGAAGTATAAATGCGTAGACCCTTTAGATAAGAGAACAGATAAGAGCATATAATGAAAGGATATACCATAAAAGGGGGGCACAAGCGACCAACTAAAGCTGGTGCTGGTATGACTAAGAAAGGTGTTGCAAAATATCGACGAGAAAACCCTGGCAGTAAATTAAAGACTGCAGTAACTGGTAAAGTAAAGCCAGGAAGTAAAGCAGCCAAAAGAAGAAAGTCTTTTTGTGCTAGAAGTGCAGGTCAGATGAAGAAGTTTCCAAAAGCGGCAAAGAATCCTAATAGTCGCTTAAGGCAAGCAAGGAGAAGATGGAAGTGTTAAAAGAGTTAAACTTCGTATTGTTTAAAATATTTAATAGTATCGGTAATAATTGTTATAGACGTTATGTAAAACTATTACATAAGTCACAAGGGAGAATATAGTGCTCCAAGCGTTAATAGGACCTATAGCTAGTTTAGCTGGAACTTGGTTTGAGAATAAAGTCGAGAAGACAAAAGCAGAAGGACAAGCTAAAGTCGCAGAGGCTCGTGCTCGTGCAACTGTTGCAGAGAAAGTTGCAGCAGGCGAGGTTGCATGGGAAGGTAAAATGGCAGATGCTACAGTGGATTCTTGGAAAGACGAATTTGCGTTAGTTGTACTGTTAGCACCAGCGATTTTGGTTTTCATACCTGGAATGAAAGATTATGTTAAAGAAGGATTTGATATATTGGCAACTTTGCCTGAGTGGTATCAGTACCTTTTATATATTGCAATTAGTGCAAGCTTTGGAATCAAGGGAGTTGGACAAGCTGCAAAGATGTTCAAGAAGAAGTAAATGAATTTAGCTACACTACAAGATGAAATATCAAATGACGAAGGAGTCGTCTATGAATTGTACCGATGCTCGTTAGGACATTTAACGGGAGGTATTGGACATCTTATTACAGAATGGGATGAAGATTACTATGGCAAACCTATAGGATATCCTGTATCACAGGAACAAGTTGATGCTTGGTTTGCTGTAGATATAAATAGAACATTACAGGATTGTAAAGAGATATTCCCAGACTTTAATGACTTACCTGAAGAGGCACAACTAGTAATCGCTAATATGTGTTTCCAATTAGGGCGACCAAGATTAAGCAAATTTAAAAAGTTTATTGCTGCTGTAAATGACAGAGATTGGGTCAAGGCGGCTGATGAGATGGAAGATTCCAGGTGGTACAAACAGACCACAGCAAGAGCTGAGAGATTGATAGCTCGTATTATTACATTAGGAGTACCAGCATAATGGAAAAAATGGAAAACGAAGATTTGATAAAAGCAGCAGAGCGAAAGTCCATGGCACAGTCAAGAGCCACTGTAAGTGGGATTGGCAAAGGCGATGATAAAATAGATACAGATAAAATGCAAATGAAGCCTGATACCACACAACAAGATTTAATTAGAGCTTATAGATTTAGAAATAATGTCCCTGCATCAACATCAGATGCTGATGTTCTTAAAATGATAAGACAAGGCACACCTGTTAAAAATAAAAAAGGAGCCGCCAAGCTTCCTAAGAAATCTATTATGGAATTGCCAACCAATGTGCCAAGACTACAAGCAGGCAAGGCATTACTTGGAGACTTAAATAAAGATGGGAAGATGTCTGGTTATGAAACAGCTAGACAAAATGCTATTGAAAAAAGTATGAAAGAACAAAAAGCTAAGAAAGCCATGAGTGGTTTAGCTATAGGTATCAAGAAGATTAAAAATAAATGAAGAAAAAGCATATCATGGAATTACCGACTAATGTGCCTAGATTAAAAAAAGGTTCTAGCTATCAAAAGTTTGCTCAAAGTTTAGATGGGCTTAAGCGTAAAAGATTTGAAAGAGAAGCTAAGGAAAAGAAAGAAAGTAAATTTCATGATGATGGTGTTGCAAAAATGGAAAAAGATTTAGAGGATGCTATAAGAGATAAGAAAGGTAGTCCAGGGAAATTTACAGGTAAAGAATACTTACCTGCTATACCATCTACTATTAGAGGACAAAAAATTTCACCTATTCCCGGTATATCCACAAGTAGACCTAATACAATATACTCAGGAAAAGAGTATGACCCCAGAGCTTTCCCAAATAGAAAGCGTAAGAAGAAAATAGCAATATAAGGAGAAACTAATGCCAAGACACGCTATGAAAACTAAAGGTGCTGCCACTGGTGGCAAGAAGAAGAAAAAAATTAAAAAAATGCAAAGTGGCGGAATGAAAATGACCAAGGGCATGGCTCGTGGTGGAGCCAAGACTAAAATGAAAATGGGCGGCACTAAGATGACTAAGGGATATGCGAGGGGCGGAGCAATTAGACGTAGATAATGCCCTACCTCATAAGCAACGTACCTCATTTTAAATGTTGGGTGCGTAGGGAGTTTACGTGTAATCATCAAAGGTATCATGGAGAGTTTCTTCATGCGATGGTTATAGCAGTAAACACTATTCCCGATAGGTCACTAAGCTTCCAAGTTGTTTTCACTGGTTGCGAAGTAGACCGAGAAGATGGTCCTGATGAGAATGTTCATGGAGGAGCAATGTGGGCAAGAATGCCTATACAAGCCTTAGTCGCAGATATACCTGTAGACGAATGGGCAGAACCTATGGAAGACCATTTGTGTCAACCATGGGATTGCGAATCTAGGACTCATAGCGTTGTAGTTATGGATAGGGTTAGTTCCTCACCATGGTTATGCAAGATTGATAATCAGTTTCATCAAGGTAAGTATTTGTTTACAGTTGACTATACAGAGAATGATATTGCAGATGACCCAGCACAACATAAGCAGTCTCATGTTCTGTATTTAACTGATGCAGGTAAGTGGACAGGTAACATTGTAGCATTACCTAATAATAGAGTAAGAGCAACAAGTCCTGCACTATGGAGAACAGGAGAAGGAGCACCTGATTTTAGTCCTTCACAGTGGACACATTCTGCAGAGTCACATGAATCTTACTTAGACCCTACAATAACTTTTAATAACTTATATTCAGATGGTAGCAAAATTAGAAACAATAAGAAAAAAAATTAAGCAAAAGAAAAAGCTTGGTTTTTCTGAAAGAGCAAGAGCAGTCAACAAAGGGCTGCTCCCATCTAAAGCTAAGAAGAAAAGAAAGACATAATGCCACACTATACTAAACCATTAAGAAAAGTCATAGGTAAACTGAAGAAAGCATCTAAGGCTCATGCTAAACAAGCTAAAGTTTTAAGTAAAATAGAAAAAGACCAAAGAACAAGATACAAGAGCACTCATGGCAAAAAGAAAAAAAAGTGACCCAAAAGTCGGCACAGGTAAAAAACCAAAAGGCTCAGGACGACGTTTATATACAGACGAGAATCCTAAGGACACAGTCAGCATTAAATTTGCTACCCCTTCTGACGCCAGAGCAACAGTTGCGAAAGTTAAAAGAGTCAATAAGCCATATGCGAGAAAGATACAGATACTTACAGTCATGGAGCAACGAGCAAAAGTCATGGGAAAAAGCGAAGTTGTAAGTATAGCTAAGAAAGCAAAAGAGAGTCTAAAGAGGGCAAATGAACGAAAAAAGAAAAAATAGATGTAAGACTTGCGAGTGTTACGAATGTGATGTGGAGGAATGTAACTGTGACTGTCATGACAAAGAGTCTACGGAAGAGCAGTTAGAGTTAGATTTTGTTAATTAATGATTGAGTTTGTGTTAGTGTTTATGATGGGAGTAAGAGTAATAGACCAAACACAAACTTTTCAAGACTTAGATAGATGTCTGTATTTTGCAGAAAGACTACATAGACAACCACCCATACCACAAGAGGAAGGACCTACTTTACGAATAACTGCATATTGTAAACCAAAAAGGAAGAGATAAAATGTTAGCAGAACTAGCTGCAGCTAATGCTGCTTTCAGTGTCATAAAACAATTCGTATCCAACGGAAAAGAACTTTCAGGGTGTGCAAAACATATAAGCGATTTTGTATTTTCAAAGGAAGAGATAGAGAAGAATCTGAAAAAGAAAAAGTCTAAAGGTGCAGGTGGTGCAGATTTAGATGAGTTCATGGCTCTTGAGCAGATAAGAGAAAAAGAAGAAGAACTCAAGAAGATGATGATTTATTTAGGCAGACCAGGACTATGGCAAGATTGGCAAGCCTTTCAAGCAGAAGCTAGAAAGTCAAGACGCTATCAAGAAAAGATGGCAGAGAAGCGTAGACAAGAACTTATAGAATACGTAGGATATGGAATAGGATTTATAATTTTAATATTCTTTGCAGGCGTATTAGCATGGTTTGTAGGTAAATGGACAGGAAGATTATGATAAATTGGTTAATAAAACTTATAATGTCTAACAGTAATATAGGCGTAGCAGCTACACAAGAGTTAGCTAAACACAGACTTCATACAACTAAGTATGAAGACTTATGCATGTAGAAGGAGTATCACATGGCAGCAAAGAAAAAAACTAGAAAAACTGGAGGAGCTAAACCAAAGAATCCTGGATTATATGCAAGAGTCAAAGCAGAAGCTAAACGCAAATTTAAAGTCTACCCAAGTGCGTATGCAAATGCCTGGTTAGTTAGAACATATAAGAAACGTGGTGGTACTCC